GCCGGCGTCACGCAGACGGTGGGGTCGTCCAACTACTACACCGACCTGGTCTCGGAGCCTGGCCGCCTCGTGCCGGTGCCGAGCTACAGCTGGCCGCTGCTGCAGGAAGGCCGCCCGAATGCGGTCATCCTGACCTACGTCGCCGGCGCAACCGACGCGGACGACGTGCCGACCACGGCGAAGACCGCCATCAAGATGCTGGTGCGCCACTGGGTGGACAACGAGGGCGCCCAGGGGCAAGTCGACATGCCTGAGCACGTGCGCGACATGCTCTGGCCGCTGCGCATCCCGTGATCCGCTCGGGCGCGCTCCGTCACCGCCTGGTCATCGAGCAGGCCGCCGAAGAGCGGGACGACTACGGCCAGGCCATCGAGACCTGGACCACGTTCGCCACGGTCTGGGGTTCCATCGAGCCGATGGGCGGCCGCGAGCGCTTCCTGGCGGCACAGACCCACGCGCAGGCTAACTACCGCGCGCGCATCCGCTTTCTGGAAGGCCTCACCGCGAAGATGCGCATCTCGCACGACGGCAAGGTCTACGCCATCACCTACATTGCCGACGACGGCCGTCGGCGCGAGCTCGTGCTCGACCTGGTCGAGGGGCTGACGGATGGCTGACATCCAGGTGCAGGGCCTGGCCGAGCTGCGCCGCGCGCTGCTCGAGTTCCCAAAGAAGATCCAGAAGCGCGCGCTCGACAAGGCGGTGTTCGCCGGCGCCCAGGTGGTCGCCAAACAGGCGCGCGCCGCGGCGCCGGTGCGCACGGGCGCCATCCGCCGGAACGTGGTCGCGAAGCGCGGCCAGCGTCGCTACGCGCCGGGCGCCGACAGCTACTACATCGTCGGCGTGCGCCACGGCAAGACCAACACCAACCCGGTGGGCCGCAGTGGCCGCAAGCGCACCGTGAGCACCTACGACCTGCGCGGCCAGGATCCGTTCTACTGGCGGTTCCAGGAGTTCGGCTACACGGCCGTGGGCGGCGCGAGCGCACTGTCTGGCGCGAAGAAGCGCCGCGGCGTGCGCCCGACCGGGCGCTACATCCCGGGCAGATTCTTCATGACCCGCGCCTTCCGCGCCTCCGCCGCGACGGCGGCTGACCGGATCCGCGTGGTGCTCACCCAGGAGATAGCCAAGCTGTGAGCGCCGAAGAAGACGCCGTCACCGCGCTCGAGGCGGCAGGCGTGGTGGCGCTGGTCAGCACGCGCGTCTACCCGGACGCCATCCCGCAGGAACACGCGCTGCCGGCCATCGTCTACCAGCGCACGCAGACCTCGTTCGTGCCGACCATCCACAACTCGGTGTCGCTGACGCGCGCGCAGATCGCGCTCGGCTGCTACGCCGAGACCCGCGCCGGCGCCGAGGCGGTGGCCGACGCAGCGCACACGGCCATGCTGGCGGCCGGTTTCATCCCTCTCAATCGGGCCGGCGACTACGACACCGACACGGGCGGCTTCATCGTCGCCTCGCTGTTCGAACACATCGCAGCGTCCTGACCGGCGCGCAGTTCCTCAACCAACCCCGCCTCGGCGGGGTTTTTCATTTCTGGAGATCTGAACTATGGCTGCAAAGGTCTGGAGCGGCGTCGCCGTGGCAATTCAGTCCGCCCTGGCATCGGCGCTGCCGATCAGCGGCATCACCAAGGCGTCGCCCGGCGTGCTGACCTACGCGTCGGGCACCGATCCGTCCGACGGCGACTACGTGGTGCTGACCGACGTCCTGGGCATGTACCAGCTGGACGACGCCATCGCCCGCGTGGACAACGCGAACGGCGCCGGCAATGCGTTCGACCTCGAAGGCTGGGACACCAGCCTGTTCGACACCTTCACCAGCGGCAACGCCCAGGTGATCACGTTCGGCACCACGCTCAACAAGGCGGTGAACGTGACGGCGTCCGGTGGCGACTTCGAGTTCATCGACACGACCACCATCCACGGCAACACGCGGTCCCGCATCCCGGGCGTGGCCTCGCCGGTGTCGCTGAGCTTCTCCTGCCAGTGGGACCCGGCCGACACCGCGCTCGCGGCACTCAAAGCGGCGTCGCGCGCCAAGGCGAAGCGCGCCGTGCGCATCACGTTCAGCGACGGCGCCATCTTCCTCCTCTACGGCTACGTCGGCGCGACGCTGATCCCGACCGGCAATGCGCAGGAACTGGTCACCACCAACGTCGTGTTCGAGGGCATCAACGCCGGCACGGCGTACAGTTCGTGAGCCTGCTGAAGCGCGCGGACATCGCGCCGCCGACGCCGCTCGGCCGGGAGGTGGTCCCGGTGGCGGAGCTCGGCGGCGAGGTGGTCGTGCGCGGCATGACGCTCACCGAGCGCCTGGTGGTGACCGCCACCGAGGGCAGGGTCGAGCAGTACGGCGGGATCGCGTTCGCGCTGTCACGCTGCGTGCTGGACGCCGACGGCGAGCCGCTCATGAGCCAGGACGAGTGGGAGGCGTGGGGCACCGATCACGTCGAGGCCGCCATCGGCCTGTTCGTGGTCGTGAAGCGCCTGTCGCTGCTCGAGCGGGGTGACGTCGAAAAAAAATCGAGCAGCACCCCGAGCTAGAGGCGCAGATCGACATCGCGCGCGAGCTGGGGTGCACGCTCGACGAACTGGGCGACCGCATCAGCTCGGCCGAGTACGCCGTCCGGCTGTACTTCCGTGACCTCTGGGGCCACCGCACCACCGACGTGCTGCTGGCGCGCCTGCTGGCCCTGACGTTCAACATCCATCGCGAGAAAGACACGCCCGCCATGACCGAGGACGACGTACTGCCACGCCTGGGCATGCTGATGCGCGGCGCGGCGGCGCCGGTGGCCGAGGTGCCAGCGGAGCCAGCGTCCACCGGCGCTGATCTGTTCTCGTTTCTCGCAGAGGTGCGCGGCTGATGGCGACACTCGGCTCGCTCGTCATCCAGCTGCAGGCCGACCTGGCGCGGCTGAACAGCGACATGAACAAGGCCGTCGGCATCGTCGACGGCGCCATGGCCAGCATCCGGAACGCGGCGGGTATCGCCAAGTCGGCGCTGGGTGGCCTGGCCGTCGGGCTGGTGGGCGGACTCGGCGCCGGCGCGCTGACGTCGTCCATCAAGGCCGTGGTCGACTATGGCGACCGGCTGAATGACCTGTCGAAGGCTACCGGCGCCAGCGTCGAGCAGCTGTCGTTCCTGGACTTCGCGGCCAAGCAGTCCGGCAGCAGCCTGGAAGGGTTGGTGGCCGGCATCGGCCGCTTGCAGAAGAACCTCGGCCAACTGGCCGCCGGCGGAGGCTCGAAGGAAGCCGCTGAGGCGCTGAGCGCGCTGGGCCTGAGCGCGCAGCAGCTTGCGCGCGGAGACCTGGTCACGCAGCTCGCCACCATCGGCGAAGCGCTCAATCGGATCGAGAATCCCTCCCAGCGCGCGGCCGCGGCGCAGTCGCTGTTCGGCCGCAGCGCGCGCGACCTGCTACCTCTGCTTTCCGAGGGCGGCGATGGCATCAAGGCCATGGCCGACCGGTTCGTGGAACTGGGCGGCGTGGTGTCCAAGGGGCAGGCCGAGGCCTTCGACCGGCTGAACGACTCCCTGGTCGAGTTCAACACCGCAAGCCAGGCCATCGTCCGCAACATTGCGGGCGGCCTGGCCGGCACGCTGACCGGCTTCTTCCAGTCCATCGCCAACGCGCCGCAGACCATCTCCGACTCCCTGACCAAGATCACCACGCTGTTCGGCGTCTGGGTGCAGGAGATCAAGATCAAGCTGGCCGAGGCGGACATCGCCGCGGCGCAGGGCCTCCAGGGCCTGATCCCCGGCGACTTCGGCGACGGCCGATTGAACGCGCGCATTGCCGAAGCCGAGGCGCGCCTGCGCACCGCGCGCGAAGCGCTGAAGAAGAACCAGGAGCTGCTGAACTACGAGACCGGCGCCGGCGGCGGTGGGTCTGCGCTGCTCGGTCGCGCGGACGCTTTCGGCGACGTCACCCAGGGTGACGGCGACGAGCATCGAAAGGCCGCCGATCAGCTGGCGAAGGCCCAGGAGTCGTACGTCGATGGGCTTCGAAAGCAGCTCGCGCTGCAGGAGCAGACGACGACGCTGGCCAAGGTGCAGGCCGACATCGCCTTCGGCTCGGCCAAGGGCTTCGACGAGGCCACCCGGCGCACCGCGCTGGCGCTGGCTGAGCAGCTGGACCTGAAGAAGCAGCAGGCCGAGGCAGACAAGCAGGCGCTGGCGCTCCAGGAGGCCATGCTCGACGCCAAAGAGCAGGAGGCCGAGCTGGAGGTCAAGGCCCAGCAGCAGATCATCTCTCGCCGCCAGGCCATCATCGACAACCTGCAGACGCCCCTCGAGAAGTACGTCGAGACCGTCAAGGAATTGACCTCGCCCGAGCTTGGCCTCGGCCAGGACACCATCCAGCGCGGCATCGCGAAGGCCCGAGAGGAGATGGTCGCCGCGCAGGACCAGACCAACCGGTTCAAGGATGTGGCACGCGAGCTTGGCCTTACGTTCAGCAGCGCCTTCGAGGACGCCATCATCGCCGGGCGCAGTTTCCAGGACGTTCTTGTCGGCATAGCGCAGGACATCGCGCGCCTTTTCATCCGTCGGTCGATCACCGAGCCGTTGGTGGGGCTGCTCAGTGGCGCGCTGTCTGGCGGGGTCGGCGGCCTGTTCAACTTCGGCAAGGGCAGCATCGGCGGCGCTGGCACGTACACCGGCGGCGGCTGGGAGGGTTTGTTCTCCAACGCCGCCGGCGGCCTGTACCGCGTCGGCGGCTCTGGCTCTGAACACCCGGTGGCGTTCACCGCGCGCGCCGGCGAGTACGTCGCGGTAGGCACGCGCATGGCGGGTGGTGGCGGGGATGCGCCTGTCATCAACGTGTTCAACCAGACGCCGTCCAACGTCAGCGCCCGTCGAGGCGCGGA